GATCTTCTCGGTGTTGGTCTTGCCGCCGACGCCAGGGTTGTCGGCCGCGATCACATACATCGATTGCTGCGTGTTCGATCCCGGCTTCGGATCGGGCAGCGGTGGCGGTGGTGTGGGCTTTTCCGGTTCAGGCGCAGCGGTGACCGTGCCGCCGAGTGCCTCGATCAGCTTTTTGCCATACTCCTTGTTGTTTCCGGCGCTGGCCTTGCTGGTCAGTTCATTCAGCTTCGCGACCTTTTCTTCGGTCGTGAGGCTTTGCATGGTCGCGTAACCATACATCGTCATCTGCAAGTTATGCCCGGTCGGCGGCGTCGGTATCGTCGGCTCCGGTTCCGTGATTTCACCGCCCGAGATGAACTCTTGCAGTTGCTTGCCATACATCTTTGATGACTGACTCGGCGTGTTCGCGATGTCAGCTTCTAGCTGGGTCAGCTTGTTCTTTTTGGTCAGATGAGGGGCTGCCGCAACCTCCCACATTTCTTGTTCGGCCTGTGGCCCGTTCGGCATCGGGATTGCTTTGGTGTAGGCGTCGTATTCAGCCTGCGAAAATTCTTCCCCCAACTTGCCATCAGGATGCGTTGGCGCGACTGCTGGTGCTGCGGCTGGCGATGGCGCAGGTTGCCCGCCCAGCTTTTCGAGATGCCCCTGCGCGAACGCGTGGCCTTCGGTATCGTCCTCCGGTAGCTCGGCCTTCAGCGCCTCGATCCAGCTTTTCTTTTCGTCATCCGGCCAAGTGCTTTGCAGCACCTTGGTCATCTGCTCTTGCGCCGGATGGATGGCACCGGATGGCTTGCTCTCCGGTAGCGCCGCAAGGTTTTGCTCGACCGCTTGCGACCACTTGTCGATTTCGGCTTCAGTCTTGTCCGGCGGCTCTGCCTCGACCAGCGGGCTTTCGACGTCGCCCTTCTGCTTGACCGCCTTGCCGAATGTGCCCATCGGAGCGCCGTAATGTAGCTCCATGTGCTTCAGCAGTTGGTTCATATAGCCAGCGACGTTGCTCGATTTGAACTTGCTGGCCTCGGCAACGATCTCCTTTCCCAGCTTGTAGGGGTTGCCGCCGTTTTGGATGAGATCGTCCAGCTTCTGCGCCATCTTGGCGCCAGCCGGCCCCGCATACTTGGTCAGTGCCGGCGCTGCGCCAGCGCCACCGCCAGCGATGGTGAACTTGCCGTCAGGATCGCGCGGGTGATCCGCTTCGTTCCACGGCCCCTTATCCGCGAAATCGAAATCGATGTTCTCGTGCGGATCATAGTCGATGTCCGCAGTCCATGATGTCGGCCACAAGCGGCGCAGCATGTTCATGCCGCCATGTCCTGCGGGTAGTCGATGTCGGCGAACCAATCGTCGTCCAGCCACGCCGCATCATTGGTCGACAGCACGCGGCTGACGATGTCGCGCTTGCGGGCGATCATCTTGTCGGCGAGCGCGGCTTTCTCCTGTTCGCTGCCCGGCCCGTGTTCGCTCACCATGGCGCGAATGGTCTTGTCGGATACGCGGGCGACGTTCAGCGCCGACTTGCGCAGATCGGCTGACGTCATCGAGCCGAACAGCTTGTGCGCCTGCGCATTATTCGGACTGCGCAGCGTGTCCCATTCGGTCACCTTGTCGCCGAACAGGTCGCCCTTCGGCGTGCCCTGCGCGCGATAGATCAGTGAGCCGCCAGGATCGAGCGTCGTCATCTTGCCATCGACCATGCCCTGGTTGTCGAAACTCAGACCGGCCGCGTCCCAGTTCGCCAGCCATGCGTGGGTCGCGAAGTTCGCCTGCGCCGCCTTGCGCTGTTCGGGGCTGTTGTGGTCGATCAGGTCGACTTTCTTCCACTCGGTCGCGGTGCCGAGCTTGCCGCCGCCCATATCGATCGGCTGCGCGTTCAGCACCGGCGCGCCGGCCGCCTCATACAGCCGCGCCGCCAGTAGCTCGTTCTTCGCGTGCGAGTCCGACTTGGATGCCTTGACGTAGTATTTCTTGCCGCTCGCATCCTCATATTGGCCGCCGGGATTGCTGCCGAGTTGCTGGCCAACCTTCTTCATCGTCGCGACCGATAGCGGCTTGGTCGATGTGGACTCTGCTGACGCGCCCTGCTGCTTCAGCGCCTCGACCAGCTTCGTCTGATAGGGCGCTGACGGATTGCTGGCCGTCATCTGATACTTGGCGGCGATGTTCTCGATGCCGGCGATCTTGTCCGCCGGACTAAGACCTTCAGCCATCGCGATCAGGTGCATTTCCTTCTGGATCGGCGACATCGCGTGCGGCTGTGGGATCGCGGCCGGCTTTGCCTCTGCCGGCGCGGACGCTTCCGCCTTGGCCAGAAAGTCATCGACCATCTTGTGGTCGATCTTGTGGTTCAGGTGATCCTTCAGTTCGGATACCGGCGCGAGCGTGACCTTTTCGCTTTCCCAGCCATGGTCAGCCGGCGTGCCGGTCAGCCGCCGTGCGAAATAGTAGCGCGCGGTCGAGGTGGTGCGTTCCACGTCGCCCGCGAAGCCGGTGAGCGTCACGCGCAGCCCGCTTTCCTCGTAGGCTTCCTTGATCGCCGTCGCCCTGTGCGACATCCCAGGCTCGACCGTGCCCTTGGGGAACGTCGCCTTGTAGCCGCCGTATTCATTGGTCGGATGCACGATCCAGACGCGCCCGTCCGGCTCTTGAATGATCACGCCCGCGCCCTGCGTCTTGTTGGTCGTGGGCAGCGGCGGCTCATCGAACGCCTCGCTGTTCTTTGCTGCGATCTCCCACGCCTTATTGGTCGTCGGCGCGCTGTAGGATTGAAACTTGATGCCGTTCAGTTCGTCGGGCGGTGGGTTGCTCTTGCTGAATGATGCCGACGTCTTCGGGTTCTCGGCCGGGTGCGCGCCGCTGCCGCCGCTGTAGGGCAGTCCGCTGCTGATCGAGCCACCACCGCCCCCAGCGCCCTTGGCGAACTGTCCGGCATTCCCAGGCTGCCCACGGGGGTGATCTGCCTCGTTCCAGTCGTCATCGTAGATCGCGTGCCCATCCATGATCGTGCAGCGCACGCCACAGCGTGCCACGTCGACCAGCGCCAGATGGTTGCAAACGATGTTCTTCTGCCGGCCTCTGCCGGGCGCGGTCTGATCGTAGTGCGCGTCGTAGCCGACCGAGACCGCGCGCTTGCCCTGCTTGACCAGTTGAATGCCTACCGGCGTGGTGAACAGCAGGTCGGCCAGCAGCACGTCATCGTCAGCGCCAGTGCCACGGCGCGGATTGACCATCACGCCGATCGCCAGATTGTTCCAGTTGCCCGGTCCGACTTCCTCGACCGGGTGGTCATTGACGATCGGTTTCGCCTGAAATGAGCGGATGCTTTCGTCGCGGAACACCTCATCGGGATCACGCGACACCACCACGAAGCCGTCGCCGTTCGGTTCCAGCGGTAGCTCTGACTGGTGATAGACTTGCTCGCCGCACCGCGCCACCGGCACCGCTTCCGCCAGCAGGTAGCCCTCCGGCGTCATGCTGGTGTGCTTGCCGAGTTTGGTGACCGTGTAGAATTTCATCCGGCCCCCTATGTTTCCGGTATGATCGGCAACGCGACGCAGCGGCAGTTGAAAATCTGGCCGGGGTGCGAATGATAGTCCGGCGGATCGGATAGCGGCGGCTCATCCCATTTGTAGATGCCGAGGCCGTAGGGCGTGCGCGCGGCTTGCAGCCTTTGGTGGCTCTCGCGCACTTTCCAATCCTCGGCGGTCTGCCAGTAGTAGAGTTCGGCGCCGATGTGTTTCGAGCGCGCCTGCACCAGAACCGATTGCGCCCGCGCGGTTTCGGTTCGCGCGATCAGCGTCGCTCGGTTGCGCAGCCATTTCTCGGTCGCCTCTGGATTGGCCTGCGCCAGCTTTTCCACCAGTTCGGTGCGCGCCGGTGGGGCGCGTTTCCAGACGCCGGTCTCGGGATCGTAGCCGCTCTCGATCGCGGTGCGTTCCTGATAGCGGGTGCCCGCCTCCATCGATGCCAGCGAGCGCTCATGGACCCATTGGCCAGCCTCACGCGGCATGCTGGTGATCAGCCGCACTTGCTCGCCAAGCAGCGTCTGGACGTGCTCGCCGATCGGCGTCTCGCGCACCTCTTGCCGCAGCGCCTCGCTCATGCCCCGCGTGTAGTGCTCCCAGGCCAGCTTATCGCGGCGGTTGGTCTCGCTGATCATCCGCCACGCGGTCGCCTTGGCCCACGGCTCGACGCCGTGCGCGTAGCGCGCCAGCGCCTCGTTGATCTGCGCCAACCTGTCCGGCGTGATCTGCTCGGTCTTGCCCTCTGGCGCGAACGCCTCGATCAGCCGCGCGATCTGCTGGGCAAACTGGCGCAGCGCCTGCCCGTAGGCGAGTTCGGCCCGCCGGCCCCGATGAAACCCCGAGGCCCGCTTATTCTCGCGCGCCTCCCGCTTTTGCCGCTCAGACCGCTCGCGGAGACTTTCCGGCTTGGGGCGGGCCGCCACAGGTCACGCCGCGCGGCGGCGCCAGTAGGCGGTCGAGTGCGCCGCATCCTCGCTGCCGCCGAACTGGCTTGCGGTGGGCTTGGGCGCGGGCGCTGACATGCCAGGAGGCTTGGGCGCACCGCCGGGCTTGGGGGCGCCCCCTGGACCGCCAGGGGGCATGCCAGGGGCACCGGGCATGCCGCCGCCCATGGCCGCCATGTCCTCTGGGTCAGGCTGCTCCCACGGGGGCGGCGCTTCGGCCGCATCCTCGATGTCTTCCTCGGTGATGTTGGTGAACCGCCCGGTCAGGATGCTCGACTGCTTCAGTTCCTTCAGCGCCATCTGGATCGAGATGATGCCGCCCTCGACCGCCTGCGCCACGGTGGCCACGTCGCGCTGCGCCAGTTCGGATTTCTCCATCTCATCGAGTTGACGCAGGCTGTTGAACTTGAATCCGAACGTGTCGGGCGGCTCGGTTCCCAGCGCCGAGCGGTGCAGCACATCGAACAGCTTGGTCAGCGGACGGCGCAGCCGCGCTTCCTGGGTTGCCAGGATCATGTCGTAATACTGCCGCAGATCGCTTTCGCCGCTGCTGTTCAGCCCAGCCGGCGACTGCCCGAACAGCCGCACCAGCGGGATACCGAGCGCGCCGCTGATCTGCTGCCCGAGCACCAGCAGGGTGTCGGATACGCCCGCAAACGAATAGGACAGCGCCTCGAACTCATCCTTTGAGTCGATGACCGTCATGCCGTTGTTGGATTGCAGCCACCGCATCATGTCCATGGACTGGTAGAACCCTTGCAGCGGCGACGGCATGCCGTTCGGCTGCACGTTTGGCTGCCCTGCCATGGACACCAACTGCTTGAATCCCTCGACCTTGTAGACGCGCAGATAGGCGCGGAACAAAAGCTCGGACGCGCCCATGGTGCCGCTGTCGAATGCCAGCAGGCGGTCGTAGAGCCGCTCGATGACCGACATCCCCCAGCCGTTCTCGGCGAGTTTCTGGCGGAACGGCAGCGTCACCCCGTCCATGCGAATGCAGCGGCTGTAATGGATCGTCATCTTCGGCATGAACGGCGCATTGGCCACGACCTGATAGAACTCGGGCAGGCCGTAGTCGGGGCCGTAGTCCTGCACCAGCTTGTTGTAGCTCGGCTGGATCATCCATCGGTCGAGCGGCAGGAAGCCCTTCAACTGGCCCTTGGCGATGCTCTCGGGCACCAGTGGCGTCTGCATGTCCTGCCCGTCGATCAGGAACACCATCAGGCAGCCGCCATACAGGCGCGACCATTTGACGGTTTCGTTCAGCCCCTGCCACAGACTGATTTCGTTGATCTCGTTGTGGATTTTCTCGACGTCGTCCGGGTCCATGTCGCTGTTCAGCGTGATCCCGGCGCGGGTCATGTCATCCGCCACCACATCGACGGCGGCGCCGACGATCCAGCTTCCCCGATACGCCCACTCCATAAGCTGATTGAGTCGGGTAATCGGGTTGAACGTGTGCGTCGAATTGGACAGCAGGTTCTGCTGCCCGAGGCCGATACGGGCGACGAAATTACTGATGTTGTCGGTGGTGAGATTGCCGACGCGATCATTGGATGAGCCGGCGGCCACGCGCACGCGCGGCTTGCCGCCAGGGTCATCCCAGCCGTTGACGTGCCCGCTCATGCTGCGGTCATCCGGCCATGCGTGCCCAGATGCTCACATCGCCGGCCGCGACCAGATTGAACGCGCGCGAGGTGGCATCGACGTCATCGTCGTGGGGCAATTCGGGGAATCCTTCCAGCATCTGGAACCAGCGCTCATTCCATGTGCCGCGCAGCACCAGCACATTGCCGGCCTCGGCCTGCGCGCTGAACGGCGCGAAGCGGGTGATCTTGTCGCCGGTCTCGGGCGACCACTCGACCATGTAGCCGGCGAGCATGCGGACGAAGGCCGCGATCTGCGCCTTGCCCGCCTGTCCGGGGTCTTGCGGCAGGCCGATCTTGGTGCCCGGCCCATCGTGGCTCGACAGGTTGAGCACCTGTCGCTCGACGTCGGCAGGCGTGCCGCGAAACGTGGTGCAGTCGAGCACGACGTATTGGCCATTGATGGTGCGGCCGATCTTGGCCGAGGCGGTCCAGTCGGGATCGTTCAGCGAGGTTGCCACCGTCGCGGCGAGGTCCCAGCCGCGCCCGACGTCGGTGATCATCGGGCAGATATCCACGACTTGGCACCAGCCGCGATTGAAATACAGGCCCGCGCTCGGGCGGATTTTCCAGTTGCCGTTCAGCAGCCGCTCGCGCTCGACCGCCGGCAGCATCATCAGGTTGCCGAGATAGCCGGGGTCGTTCTTCATCAGCGCCGGATTGTCGGTCAGCTTGGCGGCGATGAAAGTCAGGCTTTTGATCGTGTGCGCCGATTGTCCGGTGGCGCGCATCGCTTCGCGCTTGCTGTCAAACCACACCAGCGCATCGTCGGCGCCGCGCACGAAATAGCGCACCACGCCCGAGCGTTCCTCGACCGGGTAGCCGCTGATCGGGTCGATCCACCATTCGATCAGTTCGGCGACCCATGAGCCGGCATCGGCATTGCACGAGGCGCGGATGTAGGGGCGGATGTTGGTCGCGGTGCGATTGCGCGACATGAGATAGAAGAACTGCGCTTTCGTAAACGTCGTCAGTTCATCGAAACAGATGCAACCAATTTGCGAGCCGTGCCAGTCGAACACGGTTGAGTCGTATTCAAGGTGCGACAGCTTCACCACGCCCTTGGCTGGCCAGCGCCATTCAAGCCGGTGATTCACCGGGATGCCCTTGGCGTGATAGAACAGCTTTTCCGACTCAGACCACAGCCCGCCAGGGCGGCGCAGATCGGTGGTGTTGCGGCGGAACATGACGCTGTCAAAGCCGGGCACCCGCTGCGGATAGCGCATCGCCTCCAACAGCAGCGCGTAGGATTTCCCCGAGCCGGCCGAGCCGCCAAAGATGGCGATATCGGCGTCGCAGTTCAGGAAGGTTTCTTGCGGTCCAGGCTGCGGCCCGATGATGCGGCGCTGGCGCGCGCCGACCCCGTCAAGCGGCGGCATCGGTGTCGTCGTTGTCTTCTGCCTGCCCGTCGATCGTGATGCCTTCCTCGGGTTTGTCGCGGCCGTTGGTCGGGATGTAGAAGACAACGGTTTCCTCGCGTTCGGTTTCGTCGTGGTCGGGCTGATAAGCATCCTTCGGCACCCGCCAGCCGCCGTGCACACTGAGCCAGAACCGCGCAGCCGCGACGTTGCCGGCGAGCGCTTCCTTGACCAGCGAGGCGCCGATCCGCGCGGTGATCTGTGCCCAGCCCTCGCGCAGTTCGTTCCTCAGATGGCGGTCGAGCGTTTTCAGGTTGATGCCGAGGATCGTCGCGATGACCGGCTTCAGCACGCCGTTGGCGGCGAGCACCATGACAAGCTGGCGCTGTTCCTGTGTCGGCCGGAACTCGGGGATGCGGCCATACTGATCGCTGGCGGTGCGCTTCATGCGGTTGTTGACGGCTTGGCCGGCGGCGCTGGAAATGCTGGGTTCAGGTTTCATCGCGCACCGCCTCTTGTCCGGTGAATTGTTCCCAGCGGGTGATCGCGATGTCGCAGTAGCTCGGGCTGATCTCGATCGCGGTGCATGACCGGCCGGTGATCTCGGCGGCGATGATGGTGGTGCCGCTGCCGCTGAACGGTTCGAGGATCATGCCGCCCTCGGGGACCCATTGCTCGATGATGTGCTGCACCTGATCGGCGGGGCGCGGGCAGGGATGCCGGCGCTGGATTTGGCTGGCCGAGTCAGCCGGCGGCGCGGTGTCGGCCAGATGCCAGTCGCGGTTACGATCGCCACCCGTCCAAGGTGTGCCGCCGGGTTTCCACCAAACCAGAACCGCGTCGTAGGCGTAGTGCATCGCCACGCCCTTGGTCATCTGCGCGAAATTGTGGGCGCCGCAGAACAGCCGCCAGTCGCGCGGGAACCATTCGGCGAATCGCCGGACATTGCGCGGCGACTGCCAGACGAAGATCGGCGCGCCCGGTGGGCAGAGCGCCTCGGCGCGTTCGATCACCCGCCAAATCCAGCCGCCATACCCCTCGGCGCCATAGTCGCTGTCGTCGTGCTGGTCGTAGCTGAAGCCGATGCCGTAGGGCGGATCGGTGACCACGGCGGCCATTCTGGGGAGGTCAGGAAGCACGTCCAGGCAGTCGGCGCAGTAGAGGGTATGACGGCCCAGGCTCCAGACATCCCCCGGCCGTGCGCGCGGCACAGGCGGCGCGTCGGGCACGTCATCCGGGTCGGTCAGCCCCTCGGTCCGGTCCGCCAGGAGCGAGCCAATTTCGAGCTTGGAAAAGCCGGTCAGCGCGAGATCGAAGCCCTCGCTGTGCAGCGAGCCGAGTTCGATTTTCAGCAGGTCGTCGTCCCAGCCGGCATTCAGGGTCAGCTTGTTGTCGGCGATCACGTAGGCGGCCTTTTGTGCGTCGGTCCAGCCGCGCGCGACCATCACGGGTATCTGCGGCAGCTTCAGCTTGCGCGCCGCCAGCACGCGGCCGTGGCCGGCGATCAGCATCGAGTCCTCATCGACCAGCACCGGCATCGTCCAGCCCCATTCACGGATCGAGGCGGCGATCTGATCGATCTGGTGCGGCGAATGGGTGCGCGCGTTCCGCGCATAGGCCAGCAGCGTTTCGGTGTCGCGCCGCTCGACCGAGTCGGCTGGCCATGCAGCCATGAAAAATTCCCCCGCAAATATTTCCACCGCCGTGCGTTTTTCCGCTTGCACTGTGATGGCAGATTGGATACAAACGCCTTGCACACACACCGGAGTCAATCAGATGACCTACAGCGAAGCCCTCGACCAGCTAACCATCGTCCTCCCCACCCTCTCCCCGCGTGATCAGAGCTTCGCCGGCAGCCTGCTGACTCAGGCGAACAAGGGCGGTCTGAGCGACAAGCAGTGGTATTGGGTCCGCAAGCTGGCCACCGCCGCGAAGGCGCCCGCCGCTCCCGCCACCCCGGCCGCGACGCTCGATTTCAGCGCGATGATCGCGATTTTCGATGCCGCCCGCGAGCACCTGAAGTTCCCCAAGGTCCGGCTGCAACTGGACGACGGCCGCCCGGTCGTGATGAGCGTCGCAGGCGCCAACGCCCGCCAGCCGGGGTCGATCAACCTGACCGATGGCCGCCCGTTCGGGTCCTCGACCTTCTATGGCCGGGTCAGCATCGACGGCAGCCTTCAGATCAGCCCCAAGGTCGAGGCCGCCACAGCGACCGCGCTGACCGCCCTGCTGACCGCGTTTGCGGCCGACCCGGCGGCGGTCGCGGCGGCTTATGGCAAGCTGGTCGGAAGCTGCTGCTTCTGCGCCAAGGCGCTGACCGACAAGCGCTCGATCACGGTCGGCTACGGCCCGATCTGCGCAGGTCACTACGGCCTGCCTTGGGGGGAGTGAACCTCCCCCGCCTTCCCTTCCTGCGCACACACCGGAGAACTCACGATGAGCAAGACTCTCAATCGGCTATTGGCCAATCCCCGCGTCGAGTCCGTCAGCGATGAATCGAGCGGCGGTGACGGATATTGGGTCTATCTGAACCACGGCTGGCAGCGAGGGAACTTCCCCGGCACGCCGTCGACCCCCGGTGGCGGCAACAGCAATCTGCACATCGTCCACGAGTGGACCATGCGCGAGGTGCTGACCGCGATACGGAACGAGGTCAGCCCATGCGATTGCTGGGAATGCCGCAAGGCACTCGGCAAACCGGAATTGCTGGCGTGAAGACCTATCAGACCCGGCCCTTCGCGGAATGCCCTTGGCGCCTCGACGTGGCGCCGGGGCAATTCCCGCCCGAGCGGTTCGCTGCGCTGGCGCACACCGCCTACGACATGAGCCTCGGGCAGTTCGCCTGCCACAAGTCACCCGAGGGAGGCGAGTTCGGCTGCGCCGGCTTCGTGCTGCGCGGCGCCGTGCACAATCTCGGCGCGCGGCTGGCGATGCACCGTGGCGTGCTCGATCCCGACGCGGTGACCAGCGACGTGCCGCTGCACCCAAACTATCGCGCGATGGCGATCGCCCATGGCGTCGATCCCGACGATCCGGTGCTGCGCGCCTGCCGCGACGATTAGCGCTTGACGTGCTCATGGCAGATTGCGTATAAGTCTCTTGCACACACACCGGAGTCAATCAGATGTTCGTAGTTTACCTGCCACCCCTGAACGGCAAGCTCGCCGGATGGCTGCGCAACACCATTTGGACCACCTACGCGGATCGCGCCAGCACCTTCGCGACGCGCGAGGATGCCGAGGCGGCGATGGCCTTCCTGCGCCAGCCCGAGAACGCCGCGAAATATGGCATCGATCCGCGCCGCGTCCTGATCGGCGGCCACAGCATGGGGGGCTTCGCCGCGGCGCGCTACGCGGCGGCGCACCCGGACGTGGCCGGCGTGGTGCTGATCGATGCCTGGAACGTGGGCGCCGAGGGCAAGGAGCTGCGCGCCCATCCCGAGAGGCGCACCGGGGCCGTCGCGGAGATCGCCGACGATCTCGGCAACAGCCTGGCCG